GCTTCGCAGCTGAACACGGTGCCGATCGCGGCACTCGCTCCCGCGCCCACGGTCTGCCAGTTGGTGTTCCCGAGGCTCACAATGCGGTAGCCCTGGTTCACCACCAGCGCCGTGGCCGCCACCGGTGAGCCGATGTCCTGATCGAGGGGCAACAGCTCGCCCCCGGTCAGGGTGCCCGCTGCGGGCTGTGAGGAGATCGAGCCGGATTGAACTGCCATCAGATCGCGATCAGGGGGATGCCGGCTGGGGTGGTCAGTTGCTGGCCTGCTGGGGTGGTCAGGAACAGGCTGATGACGGGCTGAGGGGTGACCGCGATGGGCCCCGAAAGAGGCAGCCGGGCGAACACCCCATCAGCTGATGGGAGCGGATCCTGCGCCGCCCGGTAGGTGTCTGCGCCGATGGTGACCAGATCGCCGTAGACCACCCCCTCCAGGAGGGTGGACAGGGCCAGCAGGGTCTCCCCGCGCCAGACAGCCTCCCCGTCAAGCACCATCTCAGACTGATAGGAGATGACGCCACGGCCGGCCACACCGCGAACGGTGACGGCCTGGCCAGGCTCCAGGAGAAAAGCGTCGTTTTCCCCGGAGGAGAACATCAGTCAGCGCCGCCGGTCGGCTTGGCGGGCTTGGCGGGCTTCTGTTCGGGCGCTGGGTCGGGTGCTGGGTCGGGTTCGGGTTCTGGTGCAGACTCGGCGGCACCAGCGGCGATCAGGGCCGCAGCTTGCTCATCCGTGAGGCCAAGGATCTCCTGGCCTTCGGTGTAGAGCGTGCCGTCGTGGTGAATGTTAGAGATGGTGCGGATCATGGCAATCAGGCGATAATGTCTTGCAGGAAGTAGGCAACATCGCTGGCACAAATAATAGGCTTTTTGGTTTCAGCAACTCGCTGATAGGTGCTGCCATCGCGGCCCTTGCGAGGCTCAAACTCAGAGTAAGCGGCTCTCGTGCCCTTTTCAGCTACAAAACCAAAGCTGATCTGCTGGCCAACAACAGAAACAACGTTGGGATTGACGTGGAGCATTGCCATGTGTTTTCCCCAGCAAGGAGCCAAGAAAGGGGTTTCGCCGAAACCGGCTGTATTTACACGAGAGTTACCGGCGATGACGCGATCAACCTCAAAAAGTTCCGCAAGCTGCTCATTCGTTGCCGGCCTTCCAGCCGCGTTACTGGTTTCACTGTTCCCGCTTCCAGTGGTTGCGACCATGGCAGTGATTTGCGGATGCTTGCGCAGTGCAACAAGTCCGGGCCTGCTGAGAACGATCAGATTGGGGCGCATTAGAACGCTTTCAAGAGCGTTCATGATGGTGTCATAAGGCGTTGAGCTTGCGTGGGAAAACTGGCTTGTTCCGCTCAACGTGGCACGGTTGGCGGCCGGATAGGTGTTCAGATTGAAAACCTTATCAGCTACATACTTTTCATGTCGCAGCAATAAAAGCTCTGTCAACATCAGAGCGTTTCCGTCGAGAGGGTTGTAGCCAATGAGTTGGCCTTGCTCGACGTCAATCTGTGGCGTATTGCAGCCCAGGCCGTGGTCTTCGACCATGCCGGTCTCGCGGGTGATGCCAAACTCAACAGTGTTTGCCTCACCGGAACGGCCCATGATGGTGTCTGGAATCGTGAAACGATTCGCCAAGGGGAACCTGTTCCAGGCAAATTCGTGCTGGCCAACCTGAACGCGCGGAAGAACTTCGTCCGCAATCAGTTGCTTGTTGGTGTAGGCCAGGCTGATCCCAGTCCGCTGAGGATCAGGCCGATAGGAAGGGGTGGTGATACTCATGGTCGGGAATCAAGGGGGGAGAGTTAAAATCAGGCAGCGCCCTGAATGACGCAAGGCCCGAGTTTGACGGAGATCACGCCATTGTTGACGCCACTTGAGTGGGCTTGGCCAACGCAGTTCACGTTCACGCCTGCGGCTGGAGCAGCCGCGACGGCCTTGCCATTGGCGTCGGAAGTGACGAACTGGCCACGGGTTACGGTGCCGCCGCAGTCCACCAGGGCGTAGCCGTCATCGATGACGTCAACGCGGTAGTAGTCGGTGCCAACCGGGGCCGGGATGTCCCCAGCATCGTCGGAGATCCCGATCAGGAGGTCGGTAGATCCAGCTGCCTGAATCACCAGCTCGTCACCGGATCCATACTTCAGAATGCGGCGCTTTGCGATTGCAGCGGCCGCGTTGCGGGTGACTCTGAAGCGTTGTTCGCGCCGAGGGGACATGGGTCAAACTCCGTAAAGGGATTTCCTGGCCTCTGCAGCAGCTGCCAGGGTGTTCATAGAAGGATTCGCGGCCTGGATCTCACGGATCCGCCTAGCCAGCTCCTGGGGATCAATCGAGTCGGGATCCTTGGCCTTCGCCTCCTCCTCGCTCGTGGTGGAGGCCACGAACGTGAGCGGGGGAATCACGCCGGCCGCATTGGCCTGGGCAGCGGCCACCCCCTGCTCACGCACTGCGGCGCAGACAGCGTGGGCCGCCTGGTCGGATGTGGAGCCGTCGGCAATCAGCGTCTCCGCCAGCGCGTCAAACCCAGGGGGCACTACGGCGCGGATGGAGGCCACCCGCTCGCGCTCCTGCTTGGCGCCCTCAGCGGTGGCGGTGGCGAGCGCCTCCTTGTGCGCTGGCTCCAACCGTGCCCGCTCCTGCGCGGCGCCCTCCGCTCGAAGCGCAGCGGCACCATCCGGGTTGTCGCTGGCCCATGCCGCGACTTTTTCCTTCAGGTCAGGATCCATGGGCGCCGTGATAATGATTAGGCGCATTCTGACACGTCGCCATCAGATCCGCCGCCATTTGGCGCGGTCTTTCATCTCAGCCACCAGGTCATCCAGGCTGGCGAATCCATCAGCGAGGCCCGCATCAACAGCCTGCTGACCGACGAACACCCGACCATCAGCCATATCCGCCAGCACCTGCTCAACGCTTCGCCCACGCTGGCGGGCCACGTCACCCACGAACTCGGAATAGATCGCGTCAACCCGGCCCTGCAGGATCTCGCGGCCGGATTCCGACAGGGGGCCGTTGTCGCTGCCCGCATTCTTGAACCTGCCGGCCACAATCTCAGTGTCGGTGACGCCCGCCGCAGCCTTGGCCTGGCTGATGTCGCGGTGAACCATCCGCACGCCGATCGAGCCGGCGAGATCCACCCGGGAACTCAGGCGCACGCTTTCGGCGGCCGAGCCAACCCAATAGGCGGCCGAGGCCATGGTGCCCTCCACCAGCGCCGCGATCGGCTTCACACCGCGAACGGCCATCACCGCAGCGGCGGCGGCAGGGGTGCCGGCCACCGCCCCGCCAGGGGAGTCAACCTGCAGGATCAGCGCCTTGACCTTGGGATCAGCCGCAGCAGCCCGCACGTCGCGCACCAACAGCTCGGAGCTGACACCGCCCGACACATCCGCCATCAGGTTGGCGCGGGGGGCCATGGTGCCCATGACCGGGATGATCGCCACACCGTCGCGCACCTCATAGCCCCTGCTGGGTCCCGGCAAGGATTCGCCGCGCCGCGCCTCCAACTCGCCCAGGTCCACGCGATCGCCGCGAATCCAGCCCTCCACCAGGGAGCAGACCAGGGCGTGATGCTCCGGCAGGCAGGCCCACGGCGCATCGAGAGCGTGGAGGAGAAGGCGGTGTTGGGACTGGCTCATGGCGCGGGGCGTTGCTGGTTTCGAGTCTGGCTGCTGTCCTCTGATGTGTCGCCAACGGGCTCAGCGGCTGGCGTTGCGGTGGCGCCCAGTGGCGGGAGCCCGTCCTCCCGACGCTTCGCCGCCTCCTTGGCCCGCTGTTTGTGCCGAGTTTTGTAGTCGCCGCCGTCGAATTTGACGGCCTCCTCCTCCTCTGTCGTGATGTTCCCCGCCAGGAGGATGGCGGCCTTGGCCTCATCGAGTGGGTTGAGGCTGGAGGGTCCCATGCCGGTCCATTGAGCGCCGCTCCATGCGTAGCGGATGAAGGCATTCGTAAAGAAACCAGGCGCTTGAATGATTCCGTCTGCTATGGAATCGAACAGCCAGGAGTGGTAGATAGGGTTACAGATTTGCGTTTCGTCTGATGCGCGTTCAATATAGATTGTCTGCCAGAACTGCTGGAGCTGTGCGCGGGCTGCTGTATAGCTGCTTTCAAAGACGCCAACGATGACTTCCCTAGGAACATTGGTTCCCATGCCAAGTTGGGTATAGAAGTCGTTGACAAATGAGCCGAAGTTGGGGTTGGGCCGGCCCGGTGTCGGGCTGGTGACGCTTTCGCCCGGCAAGAGGTTGAGCAATCTGCCCGATTCGATGCCTTGCGCGTCTTGTCGCGATTGAATGCCTTGCGCGATATAGGCGTCTTGCTGGCTTTTGTCACTGAACAAGTCCTTAAAGGACTCGGTAGACATGGTGGCGAACACCGCTTCCGATGCGGCGTTGATTGCCGCCGCAAGCTCTGCCTCAGAGAAGCGAGTGATGCCCTTAAGAATAGAAGTGCAGACTGAAAGGGAAGGCATGCCACGGGTTTGCCCCGGTCGGTCCTTTTTCTTGGCGTGGAAGATGTTACGGCGTCCGTTAGGCGCGAAAATCGTAATTTCTTTCCATTTTTTCTTTTTTACGGGGTTGATTACTCGATTTGGGTGATGATTTGCCACGAAAACGGACAGAATCTCGCCATCCGCCGCCCGCTTGATGCCTTCATACAACTCATCTGTGTTTGCTGTGTTATTTTCATTGCATACTCTATCTGCTTCAATTAGCTGAATCGCGGTCTTAAAGGGCCAATTTGGCCGCTCTTTTCGGGTCAAAACACCGAAAATATCGCCCGATAATTCCCGCGACTGGGCAATCAGTGCCTGCATTTCGTAGAAGTTTTGGTCTCCCTCCACGCTTGCAAACGGAGAAGACGCCCACATATTGAAGCGCTTCTCTGTCAGGTCCTGCCATTCCTCCGCTTGCTCATCCGTCAGCCGCAATTCCTGCGCGTCGATCCGCGACTGCAGCCTCAGGCCGGTTCCTACACGGTATTCAACCTTCCGCGTAATTGCCGCCCGTGCTGGCGGGGATTCTGTGAATAGTTGCCGACTGAAGGCTCGCTGGTCATCGCGCTCCCACTGCTCCGCGCTGTCAGCGTCATAGAGCTGCGGATTCCACAACGCGAACTCTGGCCGCCTGGCCATGATGCTGGTGCCCAGGGCCGCTTCGGGGGCACTCCCGGCAGGGGGGATATGCGGGCTGCGGCGCTTCCTCTTGCCCATCACCACCTCGGGGATGGGGAGAACGCCCGACCGCTGCCACGGGTGCCGCCGCTCTCGCGCTGGAGGGCCAGGGCCAGGTCATCCTCAAGCTCTTTGATCAGCTTCTGAATCTCCGCCAGGTTCGCCCTCCGCGTGCGCCGCCCGTCAGGCCCTGAGGAGGCCTCAGACTCTTGGCCGCCCTCCAGGATCCGCAGCTCAGCGGCGCGGTAGGCGGTGAGCCGGGCCTGAATGTCCGCAGATGATGCCATTGGCAGATTCTAGTCTATGCAAACCGCAGGGCACTGAGCAGCCTGTCGGGCTTCTGCTCGCCGATGGAAGCCAGCGCCGCCGCCTCCAGTTGATCCCACATCGTGGCCCGGTTGTAGCCGCGTGCGACCAGCTCCCGAGCGGCGATGGCATACCGGGTGCAGTCGCCGCCCTCATCCCGGTGACCCGCTGGGGGGTCGCCCCATTTGTAGACCGTCTGGCCGCCCTTGCGTACTGGGACGCGCCGCCAGGGGAACAGCTCTTTGAGGTACTGGTCAGTGGAGATCAGCTCATTGCCGAAGTGGAGATAGCCGGGACCTGGCACCGCCACTCGGAGGCGGTTGTGGAGGTGCTTCACGCTCTCCTGATACCCGACCCAATGCACCTCAATGCCGCGCTTCACGATCTGGCCCTTGTGGTTGATCTCCGCGCTGAAGGGCTTCCCGAGCAGCGCCTTCCCAGGCTGTGGAGCTCCCCGGCAGGGTGACCAGACGCCAGGGCCGCCCGCCAGGTGAGCACGGATCGCGTGCATCGAGGCCTCAAGGCCCGCCTCGTCCTGGAGGCCCTTGGCCATGGTCAGGCGGGCGCCATCCTCCCGAACCCAAACCGTTGACGCGATCTGATCCAGCTGGCTCAGGACCACGGGGTCTTGCGGGTCACCGTCGATCTCGAAGTGTCCCAGGTGCCAACCCTCCTCGCCGCGGCCCCAGCCCCAGACGGTCACCACCAGCCGCTGACCAGCCGTGCCGCCGCCGCCCTGGGTGTCGCCGCCAGCGGTGACCAGCAGCACGCCATTGGGCACCCGCCAAGGGTCGGAGTTGACCGGCCCATAGCCGTTGCCATGGGCGATTTCGAGCCGCCGCTTGCCCAGGTTGTCGGCAGTGATCTTCGTCGCCAAAGTGTCCTGCCAGGGGATGCCCCGGTCGGTGTTGCAAAACGTTTGCATGGCGTCGGTGTCGCCTTTCCGCATCTGCTGCAGCGCGTTGCTATACCTGCCCACAACCCGTGGCCATGCGGCGCCCGGGTGATAACCCGTCCCAACGCCAACCTGAAACGAGCGCCAGATGGGCACGCCGTCGCGCAACACCTGCGCCGAGCGATCCAAACCCAGCGGGCACGCCCAACCCGCTCGCTCATCCATCCAGGACAGGTAGCGATTCTCTATCAGCTCTTCACAGTTCTCACACTGAAGCTTTCCAGCATCAGGCCCCTCTTTGATGAATCTTTCCCATGCAAGTTGCTGGTAAGTGTTGCAATGTGGGCATGGATAATATCGGTATTGCTGGTCTCCCATCTTGAAGCATTGATCCATGTAATCGCCAGGCTCGATTGGTGTGCCGCCAATCGTGAAAAATGGATCCCAGACCGTCCCGGCTCTTTGCAAAAAGTTGTTAATCGTATGGCCTTCAGGGCTGTCATAAGTGGCCGGTTCCTCAAAAAATATACAATTCCTGTTTACGCGCCTTGCGGATCTCGGCGTTGCGGCGTTGACAAGGTGGATCAGTGCGCCGTTTGCCAGCTGCTTAAAGTTATAGCTATTCCGCGTATCTGATTTTGACTTTTTATTGCCAAGCAGACCGGCAAGCATTGGCACACCTGTGTTTTCCTCAAATAGCGGATCGATGTCTTCCTTGCTGTAGGCGGCAACTTCTGAATCCGTCGGTTGAACGAGCATTATCGCAGAGATTTTCCAAATACAAAAAAACTGCAGCAGTTGCTTAATATATTCTGACCAACCAATTCGAGCGGGCTTCTGACAAACAACGCATTCAACTTCGGGATCTGTAGGAGCAAGAAACCAGTCCCGCTGATACGGTCTACACCTGAATTTCTGCCTGCCTCCTGATCCGGTCACAATGTAACCATGTCTTTCAGCATACTCAAGCGCCGTGATTTTTTCTTTTGGTCTTAATAGTCCCGCCAGGCGCCTGGCAATTTCCGCTCTACTGCGTGAGATCATTAGCCTAACTCCTCAAAGGTGCTATCGGAGATTGCAACGAATAGATCGTCTATCCTTTTTTGTATTTTATCGCACTCTTCTTGTGTTAGATGTGGAATATCGGTTTTGATCTGCTGAGATAGAGCAGCGGCGCCGAGCATAAGATTGCCCATCACTGCTGCCTGCGCAGCTTCAAAATCTTCCCTGTAAACGAGCGCACCCTCCTTTTCAAGCCGGTTGAGCTCCGCAAGCAACCGCTTCTCCCGCTCGTGCAGCGCCCGCTCGCTATAGAAGTCAACCCCTTCCGACGGCTCACCACTGGAGGCGTCCAACCCCTGGCGCGGGGCTGGCGCCTGTCGCTGCCGCTGGGGCCTGGGCGTCTTTCGCGGTGGTGGATCCTCCCCGCCAAGGGGAACGGGATCGGGTGCCCGGTGGCGCTTCTCGCGGCTAACTTGCCTCCAGCGATCGGCAAGGCCCTCCTCTTCAAGCTTGCCGTCAACAGCGGCGAGAGCGCCTTCTTTGATCTTCCGGTAGATGCTGCCGGGCGATCTCAGCCCCAGCTTGTCGGCCGCCTCCCGGACGCTGATCAATCCCACTGACCATCCCGTCGCATTTGGTGTCACATTAGCCAAATGTGACAGAATAATGTGACGCGCTGCGACAGATGGCAGGGGTGGGAGGGGGTCGGTGCGCCGAAAACCCTTGCTACAACAGGGTTCACATTGCTCCGGGCTGGGACCAACAGAAAAACCGAGCGTT